TGATAAGACAGATATTGAAATACTTAATCAGCATGGCTTTCAGGTTAAAGCGCGAAGCACTAACCCTTTTGTAAGCGATAGAGTAAAGAATATGAATAGGATGTTTTGCAACGGCAAAGGTGAGCGTAATTATCTTGTTAATACTCGAAAGTGTCCTGTATATACAGAAGCATTAGAAAGATTAGCTAATGATAAAAATGGAGTACCGGATAAAAACAGCGGATTTGATCATATAACAGAAGCCGGAGGTTACTTTATTTATTATGAATATCCATTGAAAAGAAAAAGAGAATTTAAAGTAAATAAAAGATAAATTTGTTTTTTAAATAAATAATTTTAACTTTGCATAAAGCGAAAGATCGTTTAATTGTATATATGTTGATTTGTGTATAAGGAATTCATAGAATCTCAATATAACGGTGAATCTATCAAAAAAGCGGCTCAACAAGAAAGACATCTTGAGTATTTTCTTAGTTCTGAGTTACAGGAAAATAGAACAGATTCAACTTATATACAGCAATGGGCTGAAAGACATTTTCAAACGAACGACTACTTTCTTAATTGGATTAAATTAATTTTCAAAACAGAAAACTTCTTAACATTCTATAAATACCTCAGATTTCCTCTACCTTCAACAAAACTTATTAAAAACAAAATAGAACCTCAGCTTAGAAGAGTATTCAAGGCTGAGGATTCTGATTTTAAATATGTTGTAAAAGGTAAGGAGAGTGATGATTTTTTTAATGATCTAAATATCAAAAGATTTAATGAAGAGATGTTTGATAGATTGTTATACAAACATAACTCATTAATCGTTGCTGATTTAGATCCTAATGAAAAAAACAAACCTTCACGCTATTTTATTGATATTGATAAAGTCGTTTCTATTCAAGAAAAAGATAACAAAGTTTATAAGATAGCATATAAAGGATGTATTATTCATGAAGATAAAGAAATAAATGGATATATTTATATTGATGATCAGAGGTATGCTTTTTATGATTCAGATAAAAAATTAGTTACTGAACATCCTCATGATTTAGGACATGCCCCAGTTGATTTCATAACACCAAATCGATATAAGAATGATTTCGTTATTCGTGAAAGCATATATACATTTATACGTAACGACTTAGAGGAATATACCTTTCTGAAAACCCTGCAAAAAATGAGTAATGCAAATGGTGTTATTCCGGTAGTGACGAAAATACAAACATCAAATAAAAGTAATAATAATGATTCCGCAAAAGACAGTGAACCTAATTCAGATACTATTATGGGTTCGCAATCAGCTAAAATATATAATCAAAACAGCTCAGTAGGTGAAGGTGACTTGCAACCTGGGACAGTTCATGAAGTGCCTTTAGATGCTATTCAGGATGCGGAAGGAAATATTAATGTTGCAGCGGTAACAAATTACCTTAACTTTCATTATACACCTGTTGAAGCTTTAACGTATCTTAATGATCGCATAAAAGAATATGAGGAATCTATATTAGTTACTATTGTTGGAGATATTGTAACAGGTACAGAAGAAGCAAAGAATATTCCTCAAATAGAAAAATCAATTGCGGTACTAGAAAATACTTTGATATCATTAGCTGAAAAGTTAAATAGGATTAGAAAGATTTCTGATACTGATATGCTTGCGTTAAAATATGGTAAGGATTTAGTTAATGAGGTGTTTATTCACTACGGTACAGATTTCTTTTTAGATTCAGAAACTAAGTTATTTGATGATCTTCAAAAAGCTCCGAATTCACTGGAGCGCAAGAATATTATAGTAAGAATAAATCAGAATAGATACAAGAATAATACCGATATACTTTCACGCCAGACATTACTATATGATTTAATGCCTTATGTTTCGGATATTGATTTTGATAAAGCTCTTGCTCAGCAAACGGTATCAGATATAAATAAAGAATATCAGTTAAGATTTACGTATTGGATAAGTCAGTTTGAAGCTAACTTCGGTGATATAGTTCAGTATTATAAAGAAATGGATAATGATAAAGAAATAAGAATAGCATCAATTAATAATTTAATAATCGAATTAATAAATAAAGAAAAACCAGAAGAAAATGGAAACAGTAATTTATCTGAAGACGAGTAAAGTTTTTGGTTATCACGGTAACGGATTACCAAAAATTGAAAAATCAACTGTTAAGTTGGAAAGTGTTAGAGCATTTCCTAATTTTATTAGGCACATATCTGCTAATAAATACACTGAAAATCCTATTGTCGAAAAAGTTATTGAAATAGAAAACGGCAAAATAAATGAGATAGACGTAAGTCTGTATCAAGATATAATTAACAAAGCACTCAAAAAAGAGACTCTTAAAAATGATACTGATTATAAGAAATTAGCTGAAGATCAAGCGGCAAAAATAGCTTTATTAGAAGAGAAATTTAGTAAACTTGAAGCTAAAAGTAATAATGAGTCATCAGAAGAAAATGAATTATCAAATATAAGAGAATTACTAGAGCAAAAGGCTAATGAGCTAAATATTACATTTAGATCAAGCATAGGAGATAAAAAACTCTTGGCAAAGATTCAAGAGATAGAACAAGATTTCGAAGTATAAAAAAATATTAAAACATAAAAGATTATGGAATTTACAGAACAACAAATTGCAGAAATGGGACTTTCTGAAGATCAGTTACCAAAAGTTAAGGGAATAGTAAACGCTAATGAGGCTGATTTAAAAAAAGAATGGGACGGCAAAGCTAATAAAGACGCTGAAGCTATAATTGAAGGTGCTTTTAATTCTACTATCACCAAATTTGGAATTGAAGGTTTTGAACGCAATCAAGGGGAAAAGATAGCAGATGCATTAGGCAGAGTAGCTCCTTTAGTTATTGATTCAGCTTTAATAAAGGAAAAATCAGAAGTATTAAGATTACAAAAAGAGTATGATCAGAAACTAAAATCAGGGGGTGATGAAAATCTAAAACAAGAGTTAGCGGATGCTAAAGAAAAATTAGACAAATTACAACAAAAAGAAGCACAATTCACCGACTGGGAGGCGAACGACTATAAAGGTAAATATGAAGAGGCTACAAAAGAATTAAGCAATTACAAAGTAAACGTAGCTTTTCAAGAAGTTAAACCTCAATTTTCAGACACCGTAAATGCTTATGAAATAAAAGGCAGGTGGACTGAATTTAAATCAGATGTGTTGGAAAAATACAATATTGAAGAAGATTCAAAAGGAGAATATGTTGCTATAGATAAAGACAACAAGCACAAGATTCATAAATTAAAAGACCTTGTTGCACAAAATAAAGAAATTACAGAACTAGCTAAAGGAAGAGAAGCCACAGGACTTGGTTCTAAACCAAAATCATTAACAAAAATTGAAGGCGTACCTTTTGACGTACCAGAAGACGCAACTCCATCAGAAAGACAAAAATTAATAAAAGATTATTTAGTCGGAAATAAGAAAATGGATTTGCTAAGTCCTGATTATGCAAAAGAGTATAAAAAACTTAATGATTTAATACTCAAAAAGAATTGAGGCAATTATAAAAATAATAATTTAATATGGCTTATTTAACAAGTACAGTCCTCGATGATTTACAGGTCAAAGGTGGTTTAGATGAAGCAAGAGAAGGTAATTACGGAATTATCGATTTTGCGAAAGCATCGACTGCTAGGGTTGATTATGTTGATTCAGAGGTTATCTCTGCGCTGCAAACAATGTCAGGTGCAAGAGATGCAAATTTACCAGTTATTAAGGATGGCTCGGTAACAGTTGGAACAACTCCCGGATTTGCAAACATCCCAATTAATTTAGGAGAGACAGCAACTTATGCATTTACTGCATACGATGTATGTTCAGGAATAAGATTGTATCCTTCTACATTTGAAAACAACGCTGTGTCAATTCAAAATTACGTTAATGCACAAACAAAGAAAATTTTAAAAGGGTGTGCAGAAACAGCAGAAGGAATAATTGAAACAGTAATGGAGGCTAGAAAATCTACATTATTGGACAATACAGCTCAAGTTTCTCAAGGAGCAGGAACATTTACCTTTGATGCTGCTACTGATGTATTACAAATCAATAAGGCAGCTCAAAATGATACTATGTTTGCATATTTGCAGCAATTAATGTTGGCTAATAAATTAGGTGGAGAATATGGTATTGTAACTAATCCAGCCGGTTTAGCATTTAACACTGTTGATGCAATGAAGTATCAAGCTTATCAAGCTACTTACAAAGAATGGGATCAAGGGAATATGGCATTAAGTAACAGATTTATTTCTGATAGCATTTCG